TATCTATAGCAAAAAGGTAATAAGTATCAGATGTTTGTACGTATTGTATAGATATATTTCTAGCCACAGCAAATGATTTTAGTGTAATCCAGTCTGTTCCTATTTGCATAGATACCTCTTAATATTCATAACCTTTAATAGCTATCATTCCATAACCTACTGCAGCAGCTGTACCAGTTGCTCCAAAACCTTGCATAGAGACACCTATACCTGTACCAGCAGCAAATTCTAAACCATCTGGAATAGGCATAACTACAGTTTGAGACACACCAGCTGTATTTGCTGGAGAACCTAATGCATATTCAAAAACTTCAGGAGATCCAATAACTACAGTTCCTCCAGTATTAGCTCTTAATGTAAAATGTATAGTTCCTCCTGTTGTTACAGCTATATAAGTCATAATAATCATGTTTATTCTTAAAATTTTACCTGCACTGACTACAGCAGGAGTAGTTGTACCCGCAACTGCAGCGCCACTTTTATAACCAGATAATGAAACTAATGTATCAGTTGCAGTAGATATTATTTGTGTAGGCATATAAAAAGTAGTTAAATTTCTACCTGCATCTTTTAAATCTTGAGTAGCAACTGCATAAGCACCCTGTGTACCTTTTAAATTTAAAGCAACTTCTCTTACATCAGTGCCATCAGAACCACCAATTTGAACAGGATTTCCGGAAACAGGAGAGCCTACCGCAACATTACCAACTACCTGTGCATTTAAGCTAGATGCTGTAGCTTGTGTAGCATCAAATGAAGTATTAGTAATTGAACCAATAGCATTAGCACCTGCAGGAATCGCTGTTTTTAAATTAACTAATAAATTGGCAGCATTATCTAATTGTAAAGGAGAACTATTGCCGGATACTATAGTAGTTGGTGTAGTATTAAATTCACCAAGAATTGCAATACCAGATGCTGGAGTAAGTATGTTTTGAGCACTAGAAGCATCTATGGCCCCTGTAATACCGGCTATACGTAATCCACCAGAAGTATTTAAAGAAAATGGATCAGTTTGACCAGTTACATATGTAGGAGCAGCAGTCGTAACTGCACCCATTGCCAAGTTACCTGTTTGTCCAGAAGTAGTAGAACCTTGAGCCAGAATTAAACTATTAGTATTTGTTACAATAGTAGCTAATGAGGTATTTCCAGTAGTCTGTAATGCGGAAGTTGCTGCCCCAGTAGGTAAACTTATTGTACCAGAGATATTATTAATATTCCAAGTACCGGACTGAACTGCAGACACAGAATCAGTTCCCGATGCTAACGTCCAAGTACGACCAGTTGTCCAAGTACCGCTTTGGACCGCCGAAACAACATCTGCTGAGGTAAGCGGCCTAATAATCAATCTACCCGAAGAGTCCAATTGGATGGCGGCTTGTTGTCCCGTTGTGAGAGTAGGCAATGTGGTATTGTACTGACCACCAGCAAGCATAGAGGTCGTAGCTGCAGTTCCAGCAGTAACTGGGCCATCAGATGAATCAGCGGTTCTTAGATAACCACCAACATTTTCTACTGACAAAGGAGCTAAATCCCCATTTCCCCATGTAGGTGGAGAAGTTGATGCATAGGCGCCAATATAAGTTGCAAATGAAGGAGGCGTTGTATTTACCTGTCCAATAGAAGTGTTAGTGGATGTAACTGTTCCAGTTATTTTTAAATTGCCATTTACGTCTGTTTGAAGATCTGCACGATTTCCACTCACAAAAGTAGGTGCAGAAGAATTGTAAATACCACTTACTTTTACGCCATTACCGGAATCAGCCGTACCAGAGGCAACATTTCCAACTACTTGGGCGTTAAAGTTTGGGGCATAAGGAGAAACAACATTTAATAAATCTATACCAGAACTTAGAGTAAGAGTAGCAGTAAGAGAACCTGAAGTATAGGCGGAGACCGTGGCCTTTATCGTAGTGTAGGAACCAACTCCAATAAGTTGATAATTTCCTTGTACTGTTGCGCCAGTAAAATTTATTGCTGTCATGTAGCCGAGTGAGATATCGTACAAGGCAATCGTACAATATTGAGTGCTACCAGAAGCACCTTCTACAAGAACAGTTCCTGAGAACGAACCGTCCAATTCAAGAGCCCCGCTAGACATTCCATTTAGGTTGCTGAGCGTTATCGTTGCATTTAATGCGCCAAGAGTTCCAGTAACCTGTCTATCTGGAAGTGTTGCTCTTAAATTACCGAGAGCGTCTAACTGTAGCGCCGACTGTTGCGTATTTGTTAAGGTAGGTTGAGTAGAATTGTACTGACCACCAACGAGATCAGAAAAGCTCGCAACAGTCCCAGGAGAAACTGGACCTATAGAAGGTATCACTACGTCTAACCATTGATTAGACGATAAAGTTTGGGAATTAATGGCGTTGCCAGAACCGTCGTAGGTATTGGCCGCCACCCTCAGAGTTTGCGCACCAGTAGCACCAGCACCGAAATTAGCGGCACCCGTTGCGTTACCAATTTGAGAAGCGGTGCGTAAAGTATTTGCGCCCACGGTTCCATAATTGGTATCTACAGCCAATGGGAAATTGGATGAAACGGTAAGAATTCTACCATGCGAGTCTACCTGAATAGCAGATTGCTGTCCTGTAGTAAGTGTTGGAAGTGTAGAGTTATACTGACCACCAGTTAATTGGGAATATGTCCCCGCTGTTCCACCAGTTACAGAGCCATCAGCAAGATCCTGGGTTATCCATGGAGTGGTACTCTGGGAGACTGGAACCGCAGTTCCACCCGTAACACCCTGGATTGATAAAACCCCGCCGGTAGGAGTTCCGGCTGTGCCTTCGCCAGCTACTAATAGACCACCATCTGAATCTACGCTAACGAAAAAGGTACTTGCGCCCGTGGATTGGTTTACACCCGCAAGATTAACCGGTAAATCTGCTTGCAATCGTGTTAAATCAGCCAATTCCTTCTCCTAAACCTTAAAATAAAAAGGGGGAATTGTATTAATACAACTCCCCCAGTATATATCATGAGGTTGAGTTTATATTATTGCACGTATCCACAAATTGTGCTATAGAGATCTTGTGCGCCTTTGTCAAGGTTAGTCATAGTAACTTCAACTCTGACTCCAGTAGCAACAACAATTGGACTTGCAAATGTGACATCCATACTAGCATCAGCCGTAGAGTTGAACTGAACGCAGATGGTGGTAAATACGTTAGTAGCAACGCCTGTTTCAACCGCAATCAACATCTTAGCTAAGCCAGAAGCTGCTGCGATGACTTGATCGAAATAGAAGCTTTTTCCAGCAGGGACTGTATAAAGATGATTATCCGAAGCATTGATGGCGATGGCAACGGCTTGTTTGAAATCATCAACCGTAGTGCCAGGAACTGTATCAACCGAAACATAAACGGGATTGGTGGAAGAATTGGGATTTCCACCAGCCGTGATGGTAATTGGCCACGCGTTAGCAGCGGTATTAGGAGCGCCCTGATTGGCAACAGTTCTTAGAGTCTGAGCATCAGTTGCACCAGCACCAAAGTCTGCAGCGCCAGCAGCATTACCAACTTCAGCGGCTACACGTAGCGTTTGAGCACCAACGGTTCCCCAATTGAAGTCAGCTGCGCCAGTCGCGTTACCGATCTCAGCAGCAGTCCTTAGAGTCGTTGCGCCAACAGTTCCCCAGTTTTCATCATATGGGAAAACAACGGCAGCATCAACAAGTAGGCGACCGTTGGCATCTAGCTGTAGAGCAGACTGCTGACCATTGGTCAATGTAGGAGGAGTGGAATCATAGATACCACCAGCGAGAGCTGACTGAGTACCAGCGGTTCCACCGGTAGGTGATCCGAGAGAGGTATTGGTCGTGCTGAGCTGACCAGAGGCGTTCACGCTAGCAGTATTTGTGCCATTCGTGATTTCAGTTGGCCATGCATTACCTACGGTATTTGGGGCCCCTTGATTGGCAACTACACGTAATGTTTGAGCATCAGTTGCACCAGCACCAAAGTCTGCAGCTCCAGTCGCATTTCCAATTTGCGCTGCTGTTCTGAGCGTTTCTGCACCAACCGTACCATAATTGGTATCATAAGGAAGAGTTGCGGATACGATCAATGCGCCGGTTGAAGTAAGCTGCAAAGCTGATTGCTGGCCAGTCGTAAGAGTTTCGCCGCCCGAATTGTAAATACCGCCAGCTAAAACTGAATAAGCAGACGCAGTACCAGGGGCAGCTGGACCGTTAGCGGGCTGTACTACTTGGAGCCAATAAGTAGTAGCTAAAAGTTGATCGCCGATAAGATTACCGGCACTATCTGCATTAACAATGTATTGGCTACCATGGGTATCTACCCTAGCCAGCTGAGTAGTTGGATTGGTAGCATCACCTAGTTTAACGATAACGTCATCGGGAAGTGCTTGGCCAGGTAACTGGGACCGGATCGGTAATTCACTTGAATAATCAGACATTTATAACTCCTAACCTATACTAATTAAGTAAGAACGGCGTCCGCAATTTTTTGCTTTAGCTCTTCTTCTTTTGCTGTTGAAATTGCGATATTGTCTTCAAGACGCTTAATATTGTCCATGTACTCTTCAATACGAAGCTCTAGCCCCGCTTTTGCAGCGCTTACATTCAATAGTTCACACTTCATTTTCTTCAATTCTAGACTTGTCATATGTTCTCCTATAAGATTGTTAAATACTTCTTATGTAATTTCTAACACCTGAATTCTTCCTTCAAAATCGCCAACATAGGGCCTATTATGCAATAGATAGACCTTTATAGTATCTCCTGGAGCCAAAGTAAATCCTTCGCTGGATCCAGTCGTAAATTCGAAGTATTCGCTCAAAGAACTACCATAGAAAGTTCTACGAGTATCAATTTGAGTGGTATTCCAAAATACAGTATATTTGGCGATATTTTCTCCAGAAACTGAGATTCTTTCCAAAACCGAGCTTGTAGCCGATAATGGGACCGTATATTGAACTAAGAGAGTTGTAGCTCCAGAAACTACGGAATTGGCTTCATTATAAACATTCTTTACGGTATTACCAGCTACCGGAGTAGAAACTATATTGACATTAATAGAGCCATCAACGTTAGGCTCAACGATATTGCCATTGGCTCCAATGACTTCTACTTGGCTTATAGAAATAGTACCGTCAAAGGTAACAGGATATGGATTGCCAGCCCCATATGGATTACCATTACAGTCGACAGCTTGGGAACGCCACGCATTAACAGGTTCCTGAACGTAAGAAGCAAAGTCCCTAGTCTCTTGAGGTAAAGCTGCCTTAGACTGTTCCTCAGCGAATATGAAGGCCCCAGCAGCCACTGTATAGGCGCTCAGGTCCACATTATGGGTCATCTGAGGACCCTTAATGCCTAACCATAAAGTTGTATAGTTTACAACTCTTTTAACTTCTAAAGTTAGTGGGGGAAGGAGAGGACCTTGGAGGGTAACTTGCTGTTTTACAAAGAAATTACACGTCGAAACTATTGTGCAGACACCATGAGCGGTGCCATCAGCAGTTAAAAGTACCGGAGGTACTGCATTGAGATTTTTCTCAAGCGCCATAAACCCATTTCCCGAAGGTCTAAACCATATTAGACATAGGTAAGATTGGGGTATTTTAGGAGATTAGGGGATGATCCTAACAAATACTAATATTAGGGATAATCCCTATTAAAAGTCGCCAGGAGTTGGTCCGCATGGAAAATTATATACTGGAATTGGACCCCAACTAATTCTAATGCGTGGAGGACCTGGAAAGGGCTGAGGACCACCCCAATCGGTAAATCCTGGGGGTAAGACTTCTGGGAAGCCCGGTACAAACGCGGGGTTATATGGGCCAGGGGGAATAATGGGAAAAAGCACCGCATAGCCTAGCGCTGTGAAGTAGGTGGTAACGAAGTCAGAACTGACCAGTGGTGGCAGGAATGGCTCAACCAAAGGGAAACCTAGGTCTATAGCGCTGTTTATGAGGACGGTGGTAGAGGCTATGAAGGCGGTTTGGGCAGCGGTAGTAGCAGCAGCTTGGGCTGCTAAGGCTGCGGTTTCGGCATCGGCTGCATTGGGAAGGGAAATCGACATAGGGATAAGATTGGCTATTGAGAGAGATCCATAATCCAGCGCTTCTTGCCACAGTCATAAATTCTAACCAATCCAAGGGTTAGAGCTAATTCCTTCTCTGTATTGGTCATAGTGCCCTTAGCACCTTTTTTAATAAGAAGCTTTTTTGAACAGCTCTGTTTAGATATCCTTGTGCGCCCATTAACGTAGCTATAGTCTGGCCCATGCTCATCTTCAAGGACGAAACCAATGGACCCGTATACCCTTCCTTCACTAAATCTATTATCGCTCCAGCTTAATAGTTTTTGAAAACCCTTTTCTTTAGCGTATTCAATCAAATGTTTAAGTAACCTAGAAGAACCGCCTGCAATAGAAACGTTAGACTTAAAAGCTAAACGATTTAAAATGAAAATGTTGTCATGGCCTTGTCTATGATGGGATCCTCCTGTAACTACGGCCATAAGTTCATTATTGAAATAAAGGCCAAAAGCAATTTCAAAATTAGTAGAACCCTGAATATGATAGGTCTCTAAAAAATCCCTTGCCTCTTTTTTGGACACTTCTTTTAAATCGGCTTTCCTAGCGAAGAGTTTGATTTCGTTTTTACCAAGAACGGATTTGAGATAGCCCTTAACCTGTTCTTGTCGCTCTAACCATTCATCTCCAAAAATACTGATAAGGCGAATATCCTTATTATTGCACATTTTTTGTTTATTGATATGATATTTCCTATTTTTATATTCCTCTGAATGCCAATATAAGCCATTATATTCTATTGCTAAATTTAAATCTGAAATGTAGATGTCCAATTCAAATGGATATATTATCTTTTTAGTGTTTTCTTTTATTTCTGGAATCAAAGTTTTTATGAAATCGCAAAGCCCTTTTTCCTCTTTGGAAGTTCCATCGCAACCACAAATAGGACACCGCGTACCATTATCTTTAAATGAATGAAAAGATACCGTATAAAGATGATTCTTGGGACAGATAAGTTCTATATGAGCCATCGCATTTTCATATTGGGTGGATAAAAGAGAATATCCCTCTTTTTCTACAACTTCTTTAACATAGGATAGTTCGTGTTTTTTGTGTCCCGAACATTCTGTACATCTCGTTCCTACATGAAAGAATTTATAGAAATTAACAGAATAAGGATGTCCATTTGGACAAATAGTCTCCAATTTCTGATCACAGTTGTCATAAGTAATAGTGAGTAGGGTATATCCCTGTTTTTTGAAACATTCGAATACTTCATCGAAGATGGGCTTTCTTTTTCTAGAGCAAGTAGAACAAATAGACCCATGATTGTAAAAATTATTAAAGCTAACAGAATAATTATGACCATTCGGACATATGACATCTAATTTTTTAAAGCATCCTTCGTATTTAGTAGATAATAGTTTATAGCCCTTTTTGTTAAATTCCTCCGTAACGAACTGTAAGCTAAAACTGGCTGTTTTGCTACAAGCTTTACAATTGGCAGCATTAAATATATTTAATGTAGTAGTCCATAGATGTCCTTTAGGGCAAGTTACTATTAAAGGAGAATTATATCCCCCATACTCCTTAGATACCAAAGAATAGTTCCTAGAAAGGACTATTTGTTCTACTTTTTCATAGGTTAATTTAGCTGGCATACCAATAAGATTACAACACTATTTGGAATAGGTCAATAAAAAACCCCGTATATACTCAAATATACGGGGTTTGAATAAATAATTCGATTTATTTATTAATTAAGGGAGAGAAACCGCTCCTGCCTCAGCATCACTTGGATCTGATTCGTCGGTGACAGCTATCCCCTTGTAAGTTATATTGATTTTGCTAGTAGCTCGTGATTGGAATGAGTTACTATTAGTATCTGGAAGACATCCAATGATAGTAGCCATCGGAATTGCTGGATTCTCGCGATCGGCTACGGTAATAGTAACTGGCCCAAGACCAAGAAGGGCGTTCAACGTTGGGAAAGCTCCAAGAATCTTCACACCAAATCCATAGACTCGGAAACCAGCACACTGGACAGTGACCGCATTATAGCTGACCAATGTAATTTCATCTGGGGAATATCTCCCAAGAAGATGGATATCTTCTGATGAAATGCTTTCGCTGACAGTACAGCTATCAAAAATACCAATAACTACAGGCCCATTCCCCTGATCAATGGATACTACAGATCTTCCGCCTGTTACGACCTTGCTTGCTTGTGGGCTAATAGCCATAAATTATCTCCTTAACTTTCTTAGCTTGCTGACTGTTGAACAGCACTGAGTGACAAATTAATGGCCACGAAGTAAATCGAAGTAGTTAACTTCGCTTCCACATTTACGGTCATAGTGGGGGCTGAAATAGTAATACTCGCGTTCTTGTAGCCCAATGGCGCGTCGCTTGAGGTAGTCGTCATTTTTAATTTCTTATAGAAATCAAAGCGTTGCTGTAAGAAGCTGAGAGCAGAAGCTGCACTAACATCTGCTACTGATTTGCCTACAATGGCCGTTTGGAAACTTTGAGCTAGGTCTAACGCTAGGATGTCACTGAGATAAACGGCTTGAATTGAATTATAAACGAAGTTTGAATCGAGGCCATAGGTGGATTGGTCCGAGGTCCATAGAATCCCGGAGGTATTTTGAGTCAAACTTAGCATACCTGCAATGATTGCATCCGCTACATCCGCTGGATCGCCAGAGTCATATCCAACTGGATTAGTAAACGAAACGATGTTTGCAAGATGATTGCAGATCGATTTATAAAAACCACCACATTGCGTGCCGGCTGCCACACACGAAGCATACCATGGTAGGAATAGCTGATTCACACCAGCACTATTAACCTGCGTTACTTGTTGGAATGTCATTGAACAACGATACGAAGCCAAACTCTGAGCTTGTGCTTTGCAGTTTGCATACGTGTCATTGTACGACAAGATGGCCATACGGTTGCGCTTGAGGGTAGGCGTCGAGTACTCGATGCAATGACTCTTTAGAAGCTCATTGATCGCAGCGATCGTGTACGTAGAAGCCGGATCCGTATTCCCAGCCGTGATATCCTTAGTGGCATCCTGGGAGAATAGCGGAACAATGATGTTCACATTGATACCAGCCATCTGAGCGATAGCATTTACGATATCGATCGCAAGCGTTGGTCCAAGCGTTCCACCAGCCAAGTAGACTAGAGGTCCAGGAACTGGAAGACCAGAGGTCGCCGTAGCAGTAAATCCTAGAACCGTCGAAGTATTCATGGCCTGCTGGAATGCATAGACAGAATCTTTGATTCTGCCTGGCTGAGCGCCAGTCGTGGAATTGATGCCAATCGCCACAACATGGTCCAGAGCAGACGTTGGCAATGAAGTCGCTGCAGCCCCCGCCGTCGCCGAGTAGCCAGTCTGAGCATTAATGAAGGCCGCTAGTTGACTAATCGTCGTATACTGAGCTAGAGTGATCGATAGATTAGCTCCAGTTCCACCAGTAACCGTAGTCGTAAGAGTCGTACCATTGCTCGTGAGGGTTGCAGTAGTACCATTGTAGCCAACCGTCATCGCGATGTTTGGAGCAATCGTGAAAGTCTCATTAACGCCAGCAGTCGCATTGATGATTTGAACTTCAACAGCTGGCTCTTCGCTAGAAGTATATAGACCAGCAGTTAGACCGAGTGCCGCTAGATCACCAGGAGTAGAATCAATCAACTCAAAAGACTCACCAGAACCAGAAGCATATGGGAAAGCGCTTCCAGCCATCGTTAGTTCAACGGTGTTCGGAGCTGCACCTTCAGAGGCCGTAATGCCCGCAGGTAAGAGGGAATTAAGTTCAATGATTAACTCAGCGATATTATCGTGAGCAGGCGTATTAACAACGCCAGGTGGGAAACCAACAACAGAGTTAGTTGGAGAAGAACCCACATCACCATTTACAACAGTTGCGCCGGTATTGGTTACGCCCGAAGCGCCCAAGAGACCAAAAGCACCAGCAACTCCGAGTAAAGGAGCTGACTGAGCGTTGACATTGGTTGCAGCACTTAAAGTCACTGCACCTGTAAGAGCAATGAGTGAGCCGTTAACCGTACCACCAAGTGTATTCGTGACACTTGCTTGCGCGATGATGTTACCTTGGAAGGTTCCGGTGAAACCAGAATTGATGGTTGCAGAAGAACCAACGATCCAATAGACGTTCTCGGCTAGAGCGCCACCAGCAAGCGTAATGGTTGGAGTACCACCAGCACCGGTCGTTAGAGTAGACGCCGTCTTGATAACGAACACATCAGTTGGAGAGCCGCTGAGGGTTAACGTTCCAGGACCGGAAGCCGCTAGAGTAGCCGCACCAGAAGTGAAGTTATAATAACCAGCCGTTAGGGTTTGACCATCAAGAGCGGATGGGATAATGACATATCCACCATGACCAGCCAAGCTAGTATAAGCAGCAGAAGCAGCAGTCTGAGCTGCTGAAGGAGAGGCGCCACCGCTATTAGAACTTAGCGTAATAACATCAGCCACCCCACCATTCAAGCGAATGGTGAAAGTATCGCCATTAAGAGGAGCGCCGAAAGCTGGTACCGTAGTTCCAGTAACCTGTGGGGGAACTTCGGTATTAGTAGAAGTAACCGTATAGTTGAAAAGGTTTCCAGCCGTTCCATAGTTTAGGGCCGTGAAAGTGCCATATCCTGGGACTGAAGCCGTAGCCTGCGTTCCCTTATTGGTCTTGATGATATAAATCGAAGAAGCGGTTCCAACGATATCTGGATCATTGCTAGGAGCAGACAAAGCTGCGAAGGCATCAACAATCGGACCACCAACATAAAGAGCCCTAACTTGATTTAGGGCCGTTGGACCATAAAAGTTATTGGCGAGAGTAACTTCGGTATAATCAGGGCCGCCATCGGCTTCGCCCATGATGAGGACAACGCCCGAAGACGCTAGGCCAGAAGAGCCTGAAATTACAGTGGTATTGACATAGGCGCCAGGTACGGGAGTCGAAATCCAGGGAGTATTCAAAAATTGTGCCATATACTATCTCCTACTTAACTTTCTTAATTCCAAAATTAAAGATCCCGGCTTCAAAATCTTCGGGCTTATCCATTCCGGTAGCTTTGAGGTGCATCCAAAGGGCTAATTCTAGTTTACCGGATTTACCATATTTCTTTTTATGACCAGTCCACCAAACTCGAAACGCCTC